AAGAACCACAGGAGCCTGAAGTAGAAACTCCTATTGTAGAGAACCCTACTAATACAGGTAATACTGTTGAAGAACCTACTGAAACTACTACCGAACAAAGTACAGAAACAACAACAGAAACAACAGAGGAAACTACTACTCCTGCAGAGGGCGTAGATAATGGTGAGGCTGGTGCTACTGAAGGTGGTTCTGATGCTGGAAACGGTGGAGATAGTGGATCACCAGATTACGTTAAGAAAGACGACTCTGAAGATAAAGAAGAAAATGATGCAAAAGATGAAGAGAAGAAAGATGATGAAGAAGATAAGAAAAAGGAAGATGACAAGTATTCATTAGTTGTTGTTGAACTTGAAGAGCTTCAGAAATCATATTCTGCACTTAAAGAAGAAAGAGATGCGCTTGCAGAAAAAGTTGCTTCATATGAAAATGCAGAAAAAGATGCTCTTATCGCAGAATTTTCGATGTTATCTGATGAAGATAAACAAGAGGTTATTGAACATAAAGCAGAATATAGTTTAGCTGAAATTAAGTCTAAATTAGCTGTTATATGTTATGATAAGAAAATAAATTATACTTCTGAAAAAGAAGAAAAAGTTCAAACAGTTAGCATTGAAGCTGTTTCTTATGCAAATGATAAACCAGAATGGCTTCAGGCAGTTGATAAGTATAAAAATTCATAAAGGAGGATTCCGAAATGGCTACAATAAAGAGAAAAGGTTTTGGACAGGTAGAGCCTAATCATCTTTCAGCTCAGAGAACTGGACAGATTTATGCTCAGCTTATTGCCGATTCAAACCTTAGCATTATTGAGAACGGTATGTTCTTAAAGTATGACTATGAAAATAGAAAAGCAGTTGCTAGCTCAAGTGTTGCTGGTGAATGGCTTTTAGTTTACAACGAAGAGAAGCTTTATGATCCTAGAAAGCAGGGACATAAGTATTTTGCTATGCAAAAGGGTGATTATGTTGATAAAGAGATGGTTCCTCGTCTCTATAAGACAAATGTTGGTGATATTTTCACAACAAACACTCTTGGAGCTAATACATCAGATTCAGCAGAGACAACAGCTGTTTCTGTTGCAGTTGGTAATGTACTCGTAGTTGGTTCCACAGGTTACCTTGAGGTAGCTGGACAGAGTCCTGTAGGTCCTCAGTTTAAGGTAGTTGCTATTACAACTATGGCTGACGGTCAGGATGCTGTTAAATTACAAAGAATAGCTTAATAAAGGAGGATTATAGTCATGGCATTAGAAAAGAAACAACTTATTACACTTGCTAAGACAGTGGCAAAGGCTAATCCTTCTGCAGCTGTTGCTTATAGCTTTGGTGATAGCAAGTATAGTTATAAAGAATTAGATGAAACTCTTCGTAAAGAGTTAAGAGAAATTGCTGGAACTTATGCTCTTTATAGAGAAAATAAGAATATCCTTTTCGAGTTAGTTGAACAAGTTATTAATGAAGTTCTTCCAGCAAGAGTTATTGAACAGTATGGTTCATTTGCTGATATTCGTACATTCGCACAGGGCGAGAAGGCAGTATTCTCAGTAAAGGCTTCACAGGCTTCTAAACAGAGAGCTAAGAAGTTCGTTACTAAGGTTGGTCTTGCAGGCGTTTACGAAGTATTCAAGCTTGATGGTTATACAGTAGAAGTTCCTACTGAGGCATGGGGCGGAGCTGCTCAGATCGGTTTTGAAGAGTACCTTGATGGTAGAATCGATATGGCAGACGTAGTTGAAATCATTAATGAAGGTCTTAATGATTGTGTTTATCGTGAAATCGCTAAGGCCCTTAAGGCAATGATCAACGAAGTTCCTGGAACAAATAAGAGATCAGGTAACTCATTTGTACAGTCAAATATGGATCAGCTTCTTCAGATTGCAGATTCATATGGTAAGGCTACAATCTACTGTACATTTGAATTTGCTGCTACTATGGTTCCTGATAATAACTGGATTTCAAATGAGCAGAAGAACACAATGTGGAATACAGGTTACCTTGCTAACTACAAGGGACATAATGTAGTTATTCTTCCTAACTCATTTGAAATTGGTGATTATGAGACCGCTGCAAATACAGAGAAGGTTATCGATCCATCTTACGCTTACATTATTCCAACAGGTGCAGACAAGCCTATCAAGGTTGCATTTGAAGGTGATGCACAGGTTAGAGAGTGGGAGAACAAGGATTGGTCAAGAGAAATCCAGACTTATAAAAAGTTTGGTGTTGGTCTTGTAGGTCTTAACGCAGGTATCTGTGTATATCAGAATACAAGTCTTTCTCCAGCTAGCAAGACATTAGTTCTTAATGCAGCACCTGGACTTTCACCAGTTTTTAACTAATAATTAATTTAATTTTTAACTTATAAATTGAATAGGGGAGATTATTATATAATCTCCCCTTATTCATATATAATGGAGATAAAAGGAGAAATGAAATATGTTAGCAAACGACAAATTAATTAAAGTTCAGAATAGAGATTTTGGTACTGTTACTTATACTATTCCTGATTTAAATAATTTATACAGGGAATATCAGCCTAATGAGATTAAGCAGATTACATTTGATGAGCTTTTTAAACTTTCGCAAGTTCCTGGTGGTATGTATATTATAACTAATTATTTAATTATTTATGATGAAGAGGCGGTTGCCGCACTTTTAGGCGAGGTAGAGCCAGAGTATTTCTATACCGAGAAACAGGTTATTGAACTTATGAAGAATGGAACTGCAGATGAGTTTGAAGATTGTTTAAATTTTGCTCCGAGCGGAGTTCTTGATTTAATTAAGGATTTAGCAGTTAAGCTTCCGCTTAATGATGTTGCAAAGAGAGATTTAATTTTAAAGAAATTAAGTTTTAATGTTGCAAATGCTATCGAGCTTAGTAAAACAGATGTTGTTGAGGAAGAGAAGCCTGTTACAAGAAAGGCAGCTCCGCCAAAGGCGAGTACAACTGCAAGAAAAACATCAGTACCTAAAAAGAAAGTTACTCCAGATGAGGAGTAATGAAGAAAAGGAGTGATTTAAGTGACACCTTTTTCAACAGTTTATGATTTATTTTTTAAGAAAATTACTGATGATATGTATATGGAATTTACAAGAGAAGATACTGAAAAGATAGTAGAAGATTTACTTGATTCAGCAGTTCATTCTTTTGAGTTCCCGCGTAAATCACTCGAATATGTACCTTCTAATGCAGATGAAGATTGTGAAGTTGGATACTTTATCAGTGATTTAACAGATGAAGAATGTAATATTCTTGCTACTTATATGGTTGAAGAATGGATTGGACAGCAATTAGCGAGCATAGAGAATACTAGAATGAAATATACTGGTTCTGATTTTAAAATGACCTCGCAAGCAAACCATATGAGTAAATTACAATCCATGAAAAAAGAGTATGAACGTAAAGGTTTCCATTTACAAAGACTTTATAAAAGAAGAAAAGTTGATTCAAATGGAGTTTATCGTTCTACTATGCATACCTTAATGGAATCTCCTACTTATTCATTTTCTTTAGGAAATGAAGATCCCGCTAAAGACAACGGAGAGGAGGCTAATTGGTATGATCGTGAAATATAATCTTGAAATAGATAAAGAAAATATTGATAGTTTTTTAAAAAGAGCTATTAATTTAACTTATAAACTTCTTCCATTACGAGAAGAAGGTGGAGATTGGCAGAAACCGCTCCAAACGATTATTGAAGAATTAGTTGGATTAAATCGTTTGTTATTCGACTTTCAAACAGATTTATTTCTTGTGATTTGTAAACTTGAAGGACTTTTCACTCTTGTTTCAGAGCAAGATTTTCCTTTATATAGAAGAATTATATTTGAGTGTTTAAGTCTTTTAAACGAGGTTAAACATGAGTGCATTAGATAATATGCGCAAAAGACTTGACTATAATGGTGGCGCGAACCAGCAAAGTCGAATGATAAGTGATAAATTACATAGTTTAAAGAAAGCTTCTTTATATTCTTATCAAGGTGCTACTATCATTATAGACAATCCTGATTATGATGAAAAATCAAATGAGGGTTTAGGAGGATTGCAAAGTCTTAAATTTAGAGGTCTTATGAATCCTGACAAATTATCTTATGAAGCAGATAAAAAGATTTTATCCATTCCTTTTAAAGATATTTGTTTAAATGCTCCAAGAGTTGGTAAAACTTCTGAAGGCATTGTGGATATTCCTATTTCATGCGGTGATACATTTGAATGGGAGGAGACCAAAACAAGATGGTTAGTTACAGTTCGATATGTTGAGGAATTAGCTTACTTCAGAGCGGATGTCCGCAAGTGTTACCCATTCCCGCTTAATATAGATGGGAAAGATTATTGGTTCTCTAACGTTGGACAAGAACAACAGACTTTAGAATGGTATAAAAAGAATCGAGACGTTTTAAATAAATTAAACTATACTAGAGCACTTTACTTTAAAAGAAACGATTCTACTCTTGATTATTTTAAAAGATTTAAAATAGTTAAATTACCTAATATAAAAGGAGAACTAAAACCTTGGGAAGTACAGGCGGTGGAGCCTAATATTATTGATGATCTTATTGTAGTATTTGTTAAGGAATATTTCAATAATGAATTTGAAGAAGTAAGCGTAGAAGAGCAAGCAAAAATTCAAGAAAATCATGAGTTATTAGAAGATACTGTCGTTTATATCTATGAAAAAATTAGCTTTAAAACTGATTATATTGAAGGTGCTGCTTGGACTATTGAAAATATAACCAATCAAAATTTAAGATTTGACATAGATGCAATAAAAGATGGTGATTTTTCTATTGTTTATATACAACTGTATGGTCAGACAGGCGAATTTGATATTTGCTATAATGACAAAGTTATGAAACATATTGTAGTTAAATCATTTTAGGAGATAAAAGGAGAAAAGATATGCAAAGAAATGCAATATTACCGCCAATTCAATCATCTTTTCTTTCTTGCGAAAAAGATACAGAGATTATTTTAAATAAGCTATTTGTTGAAAGTCAGCAATATAGTAATTATTTAAAAAGATTGCTTATTATAAATACACCCGATTGTTTAGATCCTTCTATCACAAGATATGACGAGATTGTGAAAAAATATTCTATCAAAGACTTGAAGGATAAAGATTACATAAGACAATCACCTCGATTAGAGTTTAATGAGCATGAAGATGTTCAATCCTATATTCATTTATCTTTTGATAACTTTATGACTAATAGAGTCAATGAAAGATTTAGGGATTGTATGGTACATTTTGATATTATGTGTCATACTAAACAATGGGAGATGCAAGGGTTTAAAATAAGACCTTTGATGATTGCAGGATATATAGATGGTATTTTAAATTTTAATAAATTATCTGGCGTTGGAAAATTTGTATTTGCGGGATGTCAAGAAGTTGTTTTAGATAGTAACCTTGCGGGTTACACTTTAACTTATGAAGCTATACACTTTACAGAAGATGATGCTACATTGGAGAGTTTATCAAGTAAATGAAACCAATAATTCATAGAGGACTTCTTGATTGTAAAACTGATATACCATTTCCTTCTGCGCAGATTGTAATTCATCAGCCTTCAATACATGAAATACAGCTTATAGGAGAGACAACACAAATTATTGGAGCTAATGCAATTACTAAAGACTATCAAAATTTTCAGGACAATTCTGGTTTAGAGAATTTATCAAATTTTGATATATTAATGAAAATAATTTCAAGTAAAACAGAGCAAACAAGACAAGTTACTGAAGCAATTCAGCAACTTTTTGTATTACTTTTTCCTACTTGTCAAACCTTTTTTACACCAGGTTCGATTTTACTTAAAGACGAAAAACAAATGCATATGATTGATAATAGTAATTTTGAGGATTTCCGCAGAATTATTTATGATATATTTTGTTTAGCAGAACTTCATGGTGAAACGGAACAAGATTATAACCCCGCGGGAGATCGTGCTCGCGCAATAGTTGAAAAGTTTCGTAAAAAACATGAGTATTTAGCAGAATTAAGAAAAGAACGTGGTGAGCATACTGAATTAATGAGTTTATATGGAAGATATATAAATATATTAGCAGTAGGTGAACATAAAGACAAAAATGTATTAAGTAATTATTCTGTTTATCAATTAGTTGAAGAGTTCAAACGTTTTCAGTTAAAAGAGTCGTTTGACTTTACATATCAGGCTAAATTAGCCGGTGCAACAAAAATAAAAGATCCTAAGGACTGGATGACAGATATGTCATTTGGTTCAAAAGAAGAATAAAAATTCATAAGGAGGAATTAACGCTATGAAATTTGGTGTACGTGAATGTGCGAACATGGTGTTCAGAGCAAAGACTGCTCAGAATATTGGTAAATATCAGTTTAAGCCAGGACAGCCAGTTCTTTATATTGATACAGCTACTACTTCTTCTGTTGAACAAGCTACAACAACAGTTTATGCACAAGGTGGTAGAGGTAATGTACGTCTTATCTCTTGGGAAGGTGAGAAAACATTAACTTTTACAGTTGAGGATGCACTCCTTTCTCCTATCTCTCTTGCAATGCTTTCTGGTGCTGACCTTTTCCAAGGTAGTTCATCAGTAAGTAAAGTTCATTTCCATACTACAAGTGTAGCAACTATTGATTTAGTAGCAGGAACAGATACTGCTGTTGATGGTTATATTAGACTTGGCGATGTTCTTGGTACAGGTGAAAAACTTTGTGCTACAAATGATTCACCTATTTATGTAATTATCACAGAGGGTGACGGTAGCTTAACAGGTGAAATGCTTGTTGGTACTTCAGTTGCTGTTGGTGATGCAGTTAAAGGTAACGATGGTACTTATACTTGGACTCCTTCTGCAAGTGGAACGGCAGATCAAAGTATTAAGATTACAGGAGTTTCAAGCTCAGGTATTGCTGATTTCGCTTCTTCAGAAAGAACAGTTATTGAAGCTGGTAAGAGTTATACAGTATTTGTAGACTATTATCTTGATAAAAATGCAACAGCAGTTGATGAACTTCAAATTGCTGCTGATAACTTCGCTGGTAACTATTATGTTGAAGCTGATACTTTATTCAGACGTAAGAGTGATGGTGTTGATATGCCTGCTAACTTAACATTCCCTAATGTTAAGATTCAGTCTAACTTTACATTCTCACTTTCTGGAACAGGCGATCCTTCAACATTTACTTTCACAATGGATGCTCTTCCAGGTTATACTTATTTCGATAAGTCAAGAGAAGTTCTTTGTGTAATTCAGGTTGTTGAAGATCAAAACAATGCTACTAAGACAGTTCAACCAGTTATGCCTCATAATACAACATTAGAGCATAAGAAAGATGAAATTGAAGATTCTAAGTACATTGGATATTGGGCAGGAGCAGCTGGTGGCGGAACATCAGGCAATGCTGATTAATTAATTAACAAAATATTTATGCGGGAAGCACATATATAAAGTGCTTCCCGCTATTTTTGTATCCTTTTGTAGAAAGGAGATGAATTTATAGATGTATTATAATGGAGATAATGAATATGAAATTAGTTTGTTTTTACAAGATGTTCATAAATCAATACAATCAAAATATCAAAGTAGAAAAGGCGGGGCTTCTAATGTTGTAAGGGCAAGACAAATAGAGTCATTTTTACAACTTATAAAAAGGTATAATAATAATGAGAATTTATCAGTAGAAGATAGAATGGCTTTAAAGACTATTTATGATTTAAATCCATCTTTAAAAGCTGTTTTTAAAAATGATAATTATAAAAACTTAGATGCGAAAGAGTTGGGAGATCAATTTGAAATAGAAGTAAATGAAGTTATTCAAACAATTTTTAACACTCAAAATAGACATACTTTAATAGGCGGACAGGGAGTTTTAGGAGGAAAACAAGCTAGTTATTTTAAAGACAGTCTTCTTTATACTGGAATAAATTTAGATAAGTGGATTAAAGAATTATATAACGTAGAAGGAGCAAATGCAGAAAAAATTAGAGGAAGTATTATGTTCATTTTAGATGGAAAAGGAGGAACAAAATTTTCTAATAAAGACCCTTTAGTTCAAAAAGTTAAAGAAATTGAACAAAAAATTGGTAAACCTTCTTTATATACATTAGCCACTCTTCCTTTTAGTAAAGATAGTAATAATGAAAAATTCATTTTTGCAGAAAAACAAGGTAAAACAGATGTGACTTCTCCCGGAGATGCCCAATTAAATTTTAAAGAAGAAGATTTAATAAATATAAAGCAAGACAAAAAAATAATGGAAGGGATTAACGCTTTAAGAGGAGCTAATTTATCTTTAAAAGCATATAAAGCAAATTCTTCTATATCAATAGGTAATACAAACCCTATGAAAGCTTATTTTTCTTTATTAACAAATTTAGGATATAATTATTATACAAATTCTTCAAGTTTTTTACATTCTATTAATTTAATGTATTCTAAAAAAAATAAAGCAAGTATTCATAAAGAACATTATAAAAAACTTGGTATTACTAAAGGAAGAAAAAGTAGATGGAATGAAGTAAAACAACAAATTTATTTTATGCGTTTTGTTTATGAATTAACTGGAGCAGGACAAAAATATTCTAATAAAGAGTTAAAAAATTTAAAAGAAGTAGATTTTATTGTTTTAAATGAAACTAATTCAAAAAATATAAAAGTAAAATCAACTTCTCAAATTTTAAGCAATATGTTTAATTTATTTGAAACTCAAACAGAAGGACTTAAAAATATGAATGAAATTCGTAGAGAAAATCCGTTTGAAGGTGGAATGTATATTTTATCATCTGCTTTTTACAGATAATTGACAAAAATTAAAATTTTTGTTATAATAAAATAAGAATAAATATAAAGGAGATACAAGGATATGAATTTTTCAGAATTAATAAATGAAAAACCTATTCCAGTAACACCGCTTGATGTTAATGGAAATACAATTAATATTCAGCAATCTATCTCAACAGAAGATAAAAAGGAATTAGCTGATTTAGTTTTACAAGAATCGTTTGAAGATGGTATTTATCATCCTATTTTAGTAGATGCCTATTTTTATACATTTGTAGTTATGTTCTATACAGATATAGACTTCTCTGATGAAGAAAAAGCAAATGTATTAGATACATATGATAAGCTTAGACAGGATGGACTTCTTGATAAGATTATAGAAGAAATACCTGAAGATGAATGGAAAGAACTTTATGAATATGTAACACAGATTGAAGAAGTCAATTTAAAATATAAGCAAACTGCTGCATATCTTATTACTTCATTAGTAAATTCAATGCCAAGTGCGATGCAGCAAGCAAGCGATATACTTAATGGTTTTGATCCAGAGAAATTTCAAGAGGTTGTAAATTTTGCTAACGCCGCCAATGCGGGAAGGGACTTTCAAACTAATCAGCCTATATGGCACAGACAATTAATGCTGGTAAAATCCAATATAGTGTTGGATTTCAGGTTGATAAGACTGGGTTAAATGAATTAAAAAATCAATTAAACAATTTAACTAATTCTATTCCATCTTCATCAAAATTATTAAAGATGGATCCTAGCTTAAAGAATCTTTCTGAAGCTGGCAAGAAAGTACATGATATTCAAAAGAGTATTGTTGAAGTAGAGCAAGCTTTTAATAATGCTTTTAATGTTGATACAGGTTTAATGAATTTAAAGAAATTAAACACTTCTTTAAAAGATATTGGAATAAATAGATTAGCTCAAAATTTTTCTTATTTTGGTCAACAGGGGCAACAAGCTTTTTATCAAATAACAAAATCTGCATTAACAACAGAAATGCAATTTAAAAAGACGCATGGTATTCTTGATAAAATGGGACAAACTTTAATGAATACATTAAAGTGGCAAATTTCATCAAGTGCAATTAATCGTTTTACAGGCGCTGTTCAGCAAGCGTATGGATATGTTCAACATTTAGATACATCTTTAAATGATATTCGTATAGTTACAGGTAAATCTGCTGATGAAATGGAGCGTTTTGCTCGTACAGCTAATAAAGCTGCAAAAAGTTTAGGAGCTTCTACAACTGAATATACAGAAGCTGCTTTGATTTACTATCAGCAAGGTTTAAGCGATGAAGAGGCTAATGCTCGTGCTGCAACAACTCTTAAAGCCGCAAATGTTACAGGGCAATCTGGTGCAGCAGTATCAGAAGAGTTAACTGCCGTTTGGAATGGTTATAAAGTAAGTGCCGAAGAGACAGAGCTTGCGGTTGATAAATTAGCTGCGGTTGCCGCAACAACAGCTGCAGACCTTGAAGAATTATCAGTTGGTATGAGTAAAGTTGCATCTGCCGCAAATAATATGGGAGTTGACATGGATCAACTTAATGCTATGATTGCGACTATTGTATCTATTACTCGTCAAGCGCCTGAGTCAGTTGGTACTGCATTAAAAACTATTTTTGCACGTATGTCTGACCTTAAGCTTGGAGATACTGATGAAGATGGTTTAAAACTTGGTGATGTATCTGGTTCTCTTGAGAAGGTTGGTATTTCAATACTTGATACTAATGGCGATTTACGTGAAATGGGTGACGTCATTGAAGAAGTTGCGGGTAAATGGGATACTTGGACTAAGGCTCAACAAGCAGCAATCGCGCAGTCTCTTGCTGGTAAACGTCAATATAATAATTTAGTTGCTTTATTTGATAACTGGGATATGTACTCTCAAGCGATTGATACTTCTCGTAATTCTATGGGTACATTACAGAGACAACAAGAGATTTATATGGAATCAACTGAAGCGCATCTTCAGGTTTTACATACTCAATGGGAAGATTTATATGATTCTTTATTAGATACTGATACTATTAATAATCTTATTGATAGTTTAACAAAAGTTATAAAATTATTTACAGAGTTAATAGACTCTATTGGTGGCGGAAATAATTTATTTTTAATGCTTGGTGCTACTGCGACAAGAGTTTTTAGTAAACAATTAGGTCAAGGAATTGCTAATTTTATTACAAATTTAAAAATAAGTAAAGATAAAACAGAGCAATTAAAAGCTCAGCTTGATACCATTAAAGAAATTGAAAATAGTTCAGCATATAAAAATAATCCTGCTGTAAAAGCTTTAGTTGATGCTCAAAAAATTGCTTCTCAGTATTATGATTATATGAGTAATGAACAAATCAATCAAGCAAATATGATGGCTCAACAAATTGGAGATGCTCAAGCTCTTGAAGAACAGTGGAAAGAAAGTACAAAAGCTCTTAAAGAATATGGTGATGCAGTTCAAAACGTAAAGGGGTCTGTTCAAACTGGTAAAGGACCCGTTCGTACTAATGATTATGATATAGTTGGAAATTCTCCTTCTGAAAGAAGTAAAGAGGCAATGGGTCAAAGATTAAGAGACTCAATGTCAGACATAGATAATTTTGAAAAAAGAATAAAAGGTTTACGTTCTAGTTATCAAAATCTTTACAACGATGCTGAAAAACTTGATGATGCAATAAATAATAAAGCAAAGATAAAAGAAATAGAACAAAAAGAACAGAAATGGCTTAAAAGTTTAGATAGCTTAAGGAGAGGTGGAAAAGGTTTACAGAATCAATTTGAATTATTAAACAAAACAAACCTTTTTCCAGATTTATCTTCTAGTCAAATAACAAGTATAGAAGCTGCTTTTAGAAAATTTAATACCGTGCTAATGGATGATAATTCTACATTAGAAGATTTAGATAATGCTATTATTGAATTACAATCTCAAATTGAAACACTTCCAAAATCAGCACAAAAGGCAGCAGAATCTTTAATTAAAATATATGAAGCAGGAGATCGAACAGGTAAATTTGGTGTTGAAGAAAGAAAGAAAGAGCAAAAAGCATTTTTAGACAGCACTGAGATGCAAGCAATGGCGACCTCTATTGTTTCTGTAGTAGGTGGATTAGGTCAATTAGCATCCGGTATAAGTGCAGTAAAAAATCTTGGTGGTATTTGGAATAATGATGATTTATCTACTGGAGAAAAAATTCTTCAAACTCTTACTAATGTAGGTATGAGTTTACCAATGTTAGTAAGTGGATTCACCGCTATTCAAAGTAGCTTTAAAACTTTACAACCATTAGCTACGAAATTATTTGCATCTATTGCAGCTGGTTTGACAGCGGATATTTCTTTAACAACAGTTTTTAAAGGATTATTAGACACTTTAAAAAATCATCCTATTATTCTTGGAATGGCAGCAATAGCTGGAACTTTTGGAGCAATAACTTATTTTTCTAATAAATATCAAAAAGAACAAGAGCAAGAAGCTAAAGCTGATGAAGAAGCTGCTCAAAAAGCAAGAGAACATACTCAAGCGATAGAAGAACAAGGTAAACAAATTGATGAAATTATTTCTAAGTATGATGAATTAAATGAAAAAATTAAAAATCAAGAGATTACAACTGAAGGTGCAAGAAATGAAATTTATAATTTATGTAAGCAATATGGTTTACAAGATTTAGCATTAAAAGCATTAATAGTTGATTACGAGGATTTGGCGGGAGTTCTTAAAGAAGCAAATGCAGAACAAGCAAAAAGAAAAGCAGAATCTGCTTCAAATGAGAGAGAATTATCTAGAGTTTCTGCAAAATCTAGTATTTGGAAAAATTTAGGATCAACAGCAAGAGATGATATTTCTTGGGGTTCTGGAAGAGGAATCGATTTATCAGGAATGCAAATAGGAGGATTTCTGGGACTTGAAGGAGCTTATAATGAAAATAGAGCACTTTTAAAATCTAATCTTAAAGATTTAGGAGTTAAAGTTGATAATAGTGGACATATTGATTTACAAGCTTTTGTAGATGCTTATGCTTCAAATCGAGAAGAGTTAATAAAAATATTAGAATCTTCAGATACGGAAGCAGCAACAGAACTTCTTGAAATTATTGAAACAAATAAAACTCAATTAGAAGCATATAGAGAAAGCTATCAAGCAGATTTAAAAGCACAGGCAACAGATAGGATTATTAATGGGCCTCTTAATGATATAGTTGAAAGAATTGATTCAGGAGAAGCTTTTAATGATGCAAAAACAAAATTAACAGAAGCTCTAAGCGGTGCTGGAGGATTATTTGATAGTAAAGAAGCTGCTGCTGAATTTGTTGATAACTATTTATCAGGAATTGACGAAATAAAAGACTATGCTCAACAAGCAGATTTAATTTCAGCTTTAAGTGGAGAAAGTGGTTTTTCAGAAAAAGAAATTCAAGATATTCTTGATAATCATTCTGATGCAGAAATTAATTTCTTTAAACAAAATCTTGCTTTAGCAAGAAAATATAAAGATAATATAAACCAATATTTTATAGATAATCAAAAAGCTATTGAAAGAATTGGAAAGCAAGATACTTTTGTTAAAATAAAAACAGCTTTTATTAATTCAGAAGGTAAAGAGTTTAAACAAGAAGATATTGATGAAATTTTCAAAGATAAAGTTTTAACAATCAAAGTAGCAAAAGAGAACGGTAGTGAAGAGGAGAAAATCATCACTCAAGATTCATTTGAAAACGAAACCTTTGAGCAACAAAGAGGAGATTTATTATCATATTATCTTCAAAAAGGTGAGTTGGAGAACGAATTTCAACAGCAACAAAAGCAAAATTTAATAGATTTATATGACACTCAGCTTGGAGATTTAGAAAAATTAGAAGGAACATATAATGATGTTATAGATAAAGCAAAAGAAGGAACAAGTCTTATTTCTAATGCTTTTACTGATACAAGCTATTTTGGGACAACTCTTCAAAAAACGATTACTGAAGACGATTTAGATTTATTATATGAGTATGTAACCGGAGAGGGAGAATTAAGCACAGAAACTCAAGATTTTATTAATAGTTTATCTAAAGAAGATTTGGCTTTATTAAATACAAATACAACTTTTCAAGAAAGTATTAAAGCAAATAAAAAATATAGAGATGGTTTAAAACAAGCTGGTATTGAATATAAAAAGTATGAAGATGTTTTAAAAGATTTTGCTGATCAAGAGAAAGACTTGTCTTCATTAAAAGACAGTCTTGAAGAACTTGGAGTTTCATGGGCTGAATTTGGAGAAATGGTTCAAGGAGCTTTGTCAGATACAAACAAAGGTATTGATAATCTTCAATCAGCATATAGTTCATTAACTTCTGTTATGGAAGAGTATAACGAAACTGGACAATTATCTATGGATAATTTACAGACTTTCTTAAACATGGATACTGCATATTTGTCAGCTCTTCAAATGGAAAATGGACAAATGAGTCTTAACGAGCAGGCTCTTCAACAAATTGCTTTAGCAAGATTAGATGAAGCGGAAGCTGAAGCTTATGAGCAAGCTATGGCTGAGCTTAATGATGAAGCAAGACGAAGAGAAATCGAAGGGATAGGGACTGCTTCACAAAGTCTTGAAATGTTGGGTAATGCTGCGGTTGACGCAGCTAACGCAGCAAGAAGTGGTATTGGCGCTTGGCAGGCATATTGGGCAGCTGCACTTAATAAAGAAGGCATTTCAAACGATGCTTATGCTCAACAAGTTGGTCAAGCATTATATGTAAAACTTCAAGCAATAAATTCTGTCAGACAAAGAATTTTATCAGGTGATTTAGGAGGCGCGCTTGGCGGAAGTAAGTCATCTTCTTCAGGTTCTGAAAAAGAAGCCAAACATGAAGAGTATCTTAAGAGAGAGCATGATATTTATCGTAAGATAAATACTGAACTTGACCAAATTGGTAATAAACTTGATAGAATTGATGAAATTGAGAGTCATAGTTGGGGAGTAAGTTATCTTGATGCACTTCAAGAAGAAAATAAATTACTTGATGAGCAATTAGAAAAACTTGAAGAAAAGAAAGCTCTTCAGATTGGTGATTTAGGTCAAAGAAAGAAACAGCTTGAAAATGAAGGATTTACCTTTAATGAAAATGGTTCTCTGATTACCAATGCGGAAGACCGCCTCGATGCACTTTATGCTAGTTATAATACGAATTATGTAGATAAATATAATTCAATGTCAGCAGATGCGCAAGAAGAGTTTGAAGCTGAAATGAAAGCTGAAGAAGACCGTATTAAGCAAATTGAAGATGCTGTTGGTGATTATGAAAAACTCTATGGTGATTATGAAGATTTAATAAAAGAATTACAAGATTTATACTACAAGCAGATTGAAAAAGATGTAGAAGAATTTAATTTTGAAATTGATTTAGAACTTGAATTAAGTGATGCAAGAAAAGAGTGGAAAGACTTCTGGCATGATGTAGTTAAAGATGTTGAAAGTGATGATTTTGTTGGTCAGATTGCTAAGAGTTTTAGTAAACTCAGTGAACTCATTGGAGTAGGAGGCTCATCTAATAATGATGTTTTAGGACTTACACAACATTTAAAAGAAACATTAGATGAAGTAAATACTCAGATTACTACTCATGGTCTTGATGGATTATTTGGTACAGACACTAAATTATCTGAAGAAAATTTAACTAATTACCGTGATAAGCTAATGAGCGCGCTTAAAGATGCAAAAGAAGAGATTGAAAATATCTCTGATAATTATTTAAGTATGCTTGAATCAGCGCAAGATATGATTGATAAACAGGTTGAAGGATGGGAGAACATTGGAGATCAAATCAATCATAATCTTGAACTTATTAAACTTATCAGTGGTGAAAATACATATGATGCTCTTGCTAAACAGTATGAGCAACAATATGATAATAATCTTCAAACTATTGAAGCACAACGTATTGGTCGTGACTATTGGAAAGAGAAGATTGCAGAATATAAAACATTGTTAGCTGCTGCAGAAGAGGGTACTGAAGAATATAAGACTCTTCAAAAAGCATTAGATACATCTACTGAAAAGTATATTGAAGCTAATAAAGAACTTAATTCTACTGTTGAAGAAAGTATTAAAAATCTTCAAGAGTGGAGAAAGAATAGTGTAAGTGCAATTACAGAAGTTCTTGATAAAGCTATGTCTGGCGGTCTTGGTACAGATATGCTTGAACAAGAATGGAAATTAATTAATGATTATGCAGACCAATATTTTGATAATGTTGAACGTGCAGTTAATATGGAAGAATATACAAATGTTCTTCAAGATGCTGCAAATGCAACAGGTCTTACCGCGAAGAATCAAGAGAAGATTAATAAGTTCATGGATGAAGAACTTAAGAAACTTAACGAGAAAGAAAAACTTACTCAATATGACATTGATGAGTCTAAAGCTCGACTTGAGATTCTTAAAGCGGAAATGGCTCTTCAAGATGCACAAAGAAATAAATCTAATATGCGTTTAAGAAGAGACAATCAAGGTAATTACACATATCAATATACTGGTAATGAGCAGGCTATTGAAGATGCGGAGAAGGCTGGCTTAACAGCGCGTAAAGCTTGGTATGAGTTAGTTAAGAAGAGAAATAAAGAAACTAATGATTATATTATCCAACTTGAAAAAGATAGAATTTCTATTATGAACCAACTTGATGAAGCCGAACTTGCAGGAGATGAAGAAAGAGCTAATAAATTAAAAGAGCTTCTTAATAGGAATGAAGAGCAGATAGTATTTGCATATGGAGAGGCGCAAAAAACTAAGCAAGATTTATTCAGCGGAACAGCACAATATTTTGCAGATGTTGAAAATGCAGAAATTCTTCCAATGTGGGATGCAACTGTTACTCAATTAGTTGATAGATTTGCGGGCGATAATAAAGATAGTTTTATTACAGCTTGTAAAAATGCTATTAATGAATTAGATATAGTACAAGAAAGATATGTTGAAAAGACTCAACGTATTCTTAACACCGCAGGTATTGAATATCAAAAGCTTGTAGAAGAAGGTATTGATCCTACCAAAGATGCTATTGAAGAATTAAATGAAAGTAATGAAGATTTAGCAGATAACCTTGATGATACTAACGAGAAACTTGAAGAGATGCGCGGTTATCTTGAAGAGTGTGCACAAGCTTACAGAAGCTTTAAGGATGATGCGGTTTCCGCAATTCAAGAAGCAAATCAAGCATTAGAGACTCTTGCAAGAACTCATATGGATACTGTTAATCAGATTAATGCTACTCCTATTAATTCTGCAGCATATGCACCTGCTATTCAAGGTAATCAAGTATATAATAACAATTCTGGTGGATCAATGGGAGGCGGATCTAGTTATACGCCTACAAATAATTCATTACAAACATTATTAAATACTCAATCACGAAGAGAAAGTGGAGCAACTATTGGTAGTGAAATTCAAGTTGAAGCAGGATCAGGAAGAATCGTAGCTACTTCAAATAACGTTGATAAACAAAAAGTTCAAAATGCTGTTAATAATGCTATTGCAAGTAATTCTAATATTTCTGATTTAAGAAAAAGAGGCTCTATTACAGCAAATAGTTCAGGAGAATGGTTTATTAAAGATCAATATGGAGCTGATTTTATAAAGAGATGGCTCAAGTCAAAAGGATTTAAAATTCTTAACGAAGGGCAAAAAGGGCTATATATTGGTTCTGGAACTGTTAATTTCAAATCCGGAGGATACACCGGCGATTGGTCAGGTCAAGGCGTCGATGGTATGGGTGGCCGCATGGCAGTGCTTCATCAAAAAGAGTTAGTTTTAAATGAATCTGATACAAGTAATATGCTTGCTGCAGTTGAAGCTTTAAGACAAATGAACATTGACAAACTTGCACAATCTATCTTAGCTACTTCTATTGCAACTGCGCAAATGCAGATTCAAACACAATTACTTAGCGCACAGTTAAGTGGATTAAGAGATCAGTATGAGTCTAGTAGAAATACTACGATTAATGCAGACTTTAGTGGTGTTAGAACTGCTGATGAAATACTTCGCGCATTTGAAGAGCTTGAAAACTATGGTTTACAACAATACAACACTGGTGACGCTTCATATAGAAGTTATTAATAAGAATGGAGTTACTATGAAAATAGTAACTCCATTTTTTTATTGGTCAAAACTGATTAAAAAAATATAAGTATTTTTTATATTTTTATATAAAGAGAAACAAGGAGGTTTGCTAAAATGGCGACACGAGTTGATAACTCAAAGAATATGTCTAAAGAAGACATAAAGAATGTATTGATTAATACATTTAAAAGAAGTGCTGAAAAGTCTGTTAATCAAGCAGCATATGACAGAACTATTTTAGCAACAATTCAGTTTTGTTCAGACGCAACCGCTGGACAATATAAAATTAAATATCAAAATAGCTATTTTACCGCATACGCGCAAGATAAAAGTTCTACATATATAAATGGCGCAAGTGTTTATGTTCTTGTTCCAGGTAATAATATGCAGAATAGAATGTTTATCACTGGGCTTGCTACTAATGATAATTCTCAAAAGATTTCTATTACAAGTTATGATGGTGATCAGCAATATATGAAGAATGGTAAAAATATGATACAAGTTAATTCTTCTATTGCTATATCAAGTTATGATAATAATATATTATCGTTATATGATAAAAATAGTAATAATAATATTATTACTATAACAAGTAAAAATCAAAAGCAAGATATTATCGCGGGTGGCGGGTATATTCGTTTTGGAGCAAGTTTTAAAACAAATTTAAAAGAATACCGTAAATGTGGTAATTATGGTATTAGATTATTTATACAATATGAAGGAGAAGAAACTCCAAGAACATATGAAATTAACACTTTTAATATGACTGGCTCTCCTTTTAATTTTTCTTCTTTTGTTCCTCAATATAATTATTGGGAAATTCCAAAAGAGAATTTTGTTGAAATTGTAAGAATTGAAGCTTTTACCGAATCTTTTCCAGAAAAAGCTCAAGATGATGATAATCCAGACCATTTTAAAGATATATTTATATCTGATGTAACTTTACATCCAGCAACTAAATTATATGATACTAATGATGATAAATATAAAGTTGAAATTGTTGCGGAAGATGGTTACTATTTTGAAGAGGATGGTCCATTAAGTGAAAAACTTAAGTTTAGAGGGGTTTTAAGGATAGATGGAAATCCTGTTGAAGAAGGCGCTGATAAATTAGAATGTTATTGGGCTAAAGAAGATGGCTCTATTAATAATATTAGCAATACTAAATATAATAAATGGACTGGAAAAGGTTGGTATTGTTTAAATACTTCTAATATAACTAAAAAAGCAAATGCAACTTCAGTTGACGATATAAAAGATAATTATACTATTAGTTCTACTGATACTACTTCAGGGGAAGGTGCTGAATTAAAATGGAATCCTTCTATTAATTTAAATTTAATGAAGAGTATATGCATTGGTAGAACAAGTAGATTAAAATGCGTAATAGTATATGAGAATACTCCATATGAAGCTATTATTGAAGTTTATAATTTAAATGGATATTATTTAAAATTAAAGACTTCAGATGGGGAAAATGTATTTCATAACGGAGCTGGTTATACTACTATTACTGCGGGGTTATTTAAAGATGTAGCAGGACAAACCGCACCTGACGTAAGTAGAACACTTGGAGTAAGCGGGCATGCGGTTAGATATATCTGGACCGAGATTGATGAAGCGGGAATCGAGAAACCGCTTCCTGAAACTAATGCTCAAGACATACTTTTATCTCAGCCTGAGTGGGATCAAACTCAAGACAATGAAAATTTAAGTGATGAGACTGTCGCTACTTATTTAAATGCGCATCCAGGGTTTGCAACGTGTCTTGAAAGATATAATTATTATTTAAGTCAATATAATTATTATATTAATCAAGAAGAGCCTGATGTGCAAAAAGAAACTATTTGTAAAAATCGTTCTAATAATATTATTACAACTAAAACAACACAAATTAAACATATGTATGTTGAAGGTATAGAAAATACTTTAG